GTATTTGAATACGCCTTACACACGGGTGTGGTTCACAGCACTCCAGGACAGCCATTGCCTGCCTTCTGGCTTAAGTTGACATGTTGCTGTGGTTTGCCGCCAATTTCTTGAGTTCATACGTCGTGTAGATAATTAAGTCCACTCCTCTTTGAAATTTAAAATAGATGGGAATGAGGTCAGTCTTACTCAAGTGTGTGGCTTTTGGCTCTTGAGTGGACGGGTTAAGGTTAGCTCAGTGGTGACCGGATCAATTCACCACTCTAGTACTTGGGGACCCCATTAATGCCGGGGGCAGCTTGCCTTTTGTTACAGGACATCATTAGTGTCCATGCCGTTATGGCCAAGGCTTCCGTCTTCAAGATTGTGCTCAATAAGTAGAGCTAACCGGGCGCGGTTGTCATGGACAAGTTTGAATATGTAACGTCTTAACTTAACAGTGTGTCTGGATATGGTTAACGTCTTGGCTTTGCAGTGTAATGTCTCCACTCTACAGTGTGGTATTTGTTGGTTTTGATTGTGTCAAGCAGGTAGTTCAGTTGATCTTCCACTTGTACCGTGTTCATGTCATACTTGTAGCATAGAGCCTTTATCAATAATGCTGGATCATACCAATCAGGAAGTGTCAACTGTGGCATTAAACTTGCCCTTTCGATTTCTGCTAATCCACTGCCTCCTATCATACAAAGGTAACTTGCAGCCCTAAGCTTGCTTTTCTCATCGTCCCATTTGTGCACACCATTTGTCACTTCGTATCTATATCGTAACCTTACAAAGTCAGGTCCGAACTGAATTAGGTTTTTATCTGTTTTGTATGCTACAAAACAACAAAAGGTTCCAAATTCTCTTGAGGAGCTACACTTACTTTCCATGTTATATAAGACTCTAATATCTTTCGCCAAACTCGTTATATCAGGCTCAGACTTTAAGAAAGTCAGTGAATCATCACCTAACAACAGCATTCCACACACATTCTCTTTTTCTCTCAAGATGAAATCACTGTGGACCTGCATATTGGTTATCACATTTCCAAGGGCTGTTGTGGGTTGACCTGTCAATCTCATAAACGTCCTGTACCCGGCCAAATGCTCTGACTTCCATGGCCAAGTGGTGTGCATTATTTTCCACACACTGATCACATCCGGGTGCACTCCGAGTAATACATACATCATCATCTCTACCTCTAT